TCGACCTGCAGATCATCCGGGCCATGAGCTGGCTGTTGGTCGCCAGAGTGCCGATGGCGCGGGCCTGGGTGGAGCGGCTGACCGATTACACGATCGGGGCCGGATTCGACTGGAGCGTGTCGCATCCATCGCCGGAAATCAAGACCTACGCTAATCGGCTGATCGATGACTTCATGACCTCCTGCGGCTGGTCGCCTGGGCTGGAGCGCGAGTCGTTCGCGCGATCGATCGAGGACGGGGAGTTCCTCGGTGAGTTGGTGTGGGATGGCGCGCCGGGTCTGGTCGTGCGGGAGGCAGACGAGCTATCGGAACCGCTCGGGCGGCTCGATCAGTACGTGCTAGCCGACTTCGACCCGTCGTGGTCCTTCGGGGTGATGACGCGACCGGAGCGACCGTCGATGCCGCTCGGGTATCACTTCGTCCGGGATGAGGCGGGGACCGATTGGAACTTTGCGCCGGCGAAGCGTGTCCTTCACTGGAAGCGGAACGTCCGATCGGGTGCAAAGCGGGGCGTCAGCGACTTCTACACGCCGCATCAGTACCTTTCCCGTGGCGACAAGATCCTCGCGAACACAGCGGAAGGGACGGCTGTGCAAGCCGCGATTGCCTACATCGTCGAGCACGCGCCGAACGTGACCGGGACGCAGGCGGCGGCGCTTACGCAGATGGCACGCGTGGTCGGTCAGAACCCGGTGACCGGGGCCTCTCAGCGGATCCTTCCGATGCAAGGTGCTCAGCGGCTTGATGTTCGAAACGGTCAGAAGTACCACGCGGGACCGCTCGCCGGGACGAACAACAGCCAGAACTACGTCGCGGTCATGAGTGCGGCGCTGAGGTTGGCCGGATCGATCAAAGCGTTTCCGGAGGGGATGCTGACCGGGGACTACGCAAACAATAACTACGCGTCGGCGATCGTCGCGCAAAGCCCGTTCGTTCAAGGGCGGCTGGCAGAACAGGCGACCCGTGCGCAGGAGATGCGAGAGATGATCCGGAAGGTTCTCCATCTGGCCGTCGATGCGGGCAAGTTCCGCCGGTTCGGGATCAACTACATGAGCGACCTGGAGCCAGGGCTGGAAGTGAACATCGTCCAGCCAAAGGTCATTCCGATCGACCGGTTGCAGTTGGCGCAGTCGCTCGCGGTTGAGAAGTCGCAAGGATGGGTGACGGATCAGACGGCGATCACGGAATTGGGCCGCGATTACGAGCAAGAGCTGAACCAGAGACAGGACGGACCGCAGGCGCCGGTGGACGTCGGGGCCGCACTAGCCGCAACCCCTGAGCCAATTCCGACCGAGAAGGTGGCAGATACCGCGTTAAACGGGGCGCAAGTGCAAGCCGCGTCTCAGATAGTGGAGAAGGTCGCTGCGGGCGTTCTACCGCGAGCGTCGGGCGTTGCGCAGTTGGTGATGTTTTTCCAGTTGACGCAGGATCAGGCGGAGGCGGTGATGGCGACGGCCGGGACTGCCGACTTCGTTCCGACCGGGACGACGGTTGCCGTGGCACCAGTTCCCCAGGCGGACCAGGGGACAACGGAAGAGGTCGACGAGTCGGGGCCATCCGGCGAGTATGCCGGACTCTCGCGCCAGCAGTGGAACCGGAACCGGAAGGCGATCGCAGATATCGTCAGCGAGTTCAAGCAGGGGGACATCGATCGATCCGCGGCGGGTGTGATGCTCGGACTGCTGGGGATCGCGCCGGCAAACGTCGACAAGCTCTTGGGTCCTTCTGAGTCCGTCGAGTTGGAGGAATCGACCAAGACCTACAAGCCACCCGAAGGAGCTCAGGGCAACGCGAAGAAGGTCCTGGCATGGCGAGAGAAGCACGGCGACGCGGTGAAGGGGATGACTCGCGTCGGCTGGACTCGGGCGAACCAGTTGGCGAGCGGCGAGAATCTATCGCGCGAGACCGTCGGCCGGATGGCCGCATTCGGGCGCCATCGCAAGAACGCCGAGGTTGATCCGCAGTACAAGGACGAACCCTGGCGGGATGCTGGGTACGTCGCGTGGTTGGGCTGGGGCGGTGATACTGGGGTGAACTGGGCGAGCGAGATCGTCGCTCGGGAGTCGGTCGAATCTGCATCCGGGAACCTGGAAGAATCGACCGCGCGGCAAGTGGCGATCCTGGAGTCATGGGGCAAATATCCTTGAGTTTTGAAAGGTCACGCGCGAGACCTTCGGAGATGCGATGCCGGATCTAGCTGAACGATCGACCTATGAGCGGGCCCTTGCGTCGGACGTGCGCGAGGTCTTCGGACGGTTCCGCGACCGGAACCGATTCGATGCGGACCGGTTTGGCCGTGAGATCGCAGCGGCAACCCTGGAGACAATCCAGGAGATCCGGCAGCGGGCACTGATCGCGATGCTGATCCTCATCGCGGCCGACGATCAGGCGATCGCGGAATTGCTCAAGCGCAATCAGCGATCCATCGACGCAGGGGCGAAGGCTCAAGCCGAACGACTCGGGCGCGACATGGCGGCGACCTCGCGCGGATGGCTGGCCGACTCGGACGACTTCGCGCGGACGCTGGAGGATCGGGTCTTGGCGCCATCGCGGGCCGATACGGTGGGAGTGACTGAGACCACGACGGCGGTGAGCGAAGCGGAAGCCGAAGGGCAGGACATCCTCGAAGGGATCGGGATCGACACGGAGCCGCGGTGGATCACTCAGTTGGATGAGCGGGTCTGTCCGGTCTGCGGTCCGATGCACAATCGGCCGCGCTCTCGCTGGGGGTCGATGGGGCCACCTCCGGCGCATCCGAACTGCCGATGCTTCCTTGTCTATGCCGCGACCGTCGCAACTCAATAGGCGACCTTCCGCCAAAGTGATTACCTCCGCCGTAACCTCATGCGGAACGGAGGGTCTTTGATATGGCACGATGGGAAGAAGCCTACAGCGGTGGCAAGGTCGACCGTGAGGCTGGAGTGATTCGCGGGGTCAAGGTCTTGGGCCTCGAGTCGCGGAACCGTCGGCGATACTTGAAGGAAGCCGTCCGGAAGGCGATCCCACTGTACGAAGGGGCGAAGGTCTTCATCGACCACGACCGGAAGAATGGCGAGCGATCATTTAAGGATCGCTGGGGAACGCTCACGAACGTCCGCGCGGATGACAACGGGGAGCTGTGGGGCGACCTTGAATACCTCAAGAGCCATCCGCAGACGGAGATGATCTTGGAATCGATCGAGCGGTTCCCGGATTCCTTCGGGCTGAGTCACAACGCGGACGGCGAAGACAGGATGCAGAACGGGGTGTCGGTGGTGACTGAGATCGTCGCCGTTCATTCCGTCGACTTGGTGTCAGATCCAGCGACCAACAAGGGACTATTCGAGGGGTACGCAATGAGCAAGAAATTGGTGGAGGCTGTCGCTGGTTCGGTGTTGGCGCCGGTCCTGGCTCGCCTGCTTGAGAACGAAGGCTATGACGATATGGCGTCGATGGAGATCGAGCCGATGGAGGACACTCCGGAAGCTCATCTCGACATGGCGCTGTCGATGATGGTTCAGAAGATCATCGGCGACAAGTCACTATCGATGGAGCAGAAGCTGGAGAAGTTCCGCAAGGTGCTCGCAATGGAAGCCGCGATGCAACAGAGCGCGGAACCCGACGCGGCGGTAGCCGAAGAGATGGACAAGCTCAAGGAAGAAAACAAGGCGATGAAGGAATCCCTGGAGAAGATCCAGACGGAGGCGACCTGTCGCCAGTTGCTCGAATCGCTCGACCGCGAATGCACCGCTCCCCGATTGGCCGCGCTGATGGCCGTTGGTGAGCCGCTCCGGAAGTCGCTGGTCGAAAGCTGGACCGCACGATCCGAGGTCGGGGTCAATCCGGCCAAGCGACCGGCCGCGAGTCCTGGCAAGTTGCAGGAGGGAGCCGAAAAGTATCCATCCAGTTTCCAAGAGTTCATCCGTTCGATCGGCTGAGCCTGTTTTTCCAAGTGATTCAAGGGTTTTTTAGAAGGAACAGAGAACATGCCGAAGGGACTGAACCTGGACGATCGGATCCATCAGGTGATCTACACTCATTCGATTGTCGACGATTTCTACGCAGAAGACACCAACGTGTGGACCACGACCGCGACCGATAGCGGGACGTCCACCGTCGGCGATTCGGCCGGCGGTGTTGTGGCTCTCCAGCCATCGGATGGCACCGTTGCGGACAATGACGAGATTTACTTGCTGACGAAGGAGGTCTACCTGTTCGCTGCCGGCAAGCCGCTCTACGGCAAGCATCGCGTCCAGTTCACCGAAGCCAGCACCGATGACGCGAACGTGTTCGTCGGTTTCGGATCGGGCATCGCTGCGAACTTCCTCCAGGATAATGGGGGCGGGCCTGCTGCGTCGTTCTCCGGTGTTGGCTTCTACAAGGTCGACGGTGGCACCAACTGGAACGTGATCTTCTCGCTTGGGTCGACTCAGGAGAAGGTCGAGCTGAACGCTGCCGCGAGCCTGACCAAAAGCGCTCAGACGGCCGGCGGCGCAGCCTACCAGTTGCTCGAGATCGAAGTGGTCCCGACGACCTCTGCTCTGTGCGATGTGTTCTTCTACATCGATGGCGTCGCGGTCTACACGATGAAGGGCAAGACCTTCACGAGTGCAACCGAGATGAGCGCCGTCTACGCGCTGAAGAACGGCGGCGCGAACCAGGAGACTCTGAACGTCGATCTTCACGTCAGCGCTCAAAAGCGCTGATCCTTCCCCGTACTTGGTGTCGGTTTTTTGATTGTGGTTTGAAAGGAATACCAGATGAGCAGTGCGATTCGAAATCGGCACCAGGAGCTGCGGCGGTTGTATGAAGCCGCTCGCCGGGATGGGTGCGTTGGTCGGTTTGTTGAGGACGTGAAGCAGACTTTCGCGCGTGACCGGAGCGAGCTGGGGCACCGGTGGTCGATCCGCCACCTGTTCGAAAACTTCGTCGAGTCGGGCCGAGAGTACATCGATACTTACTGCCGACCCGGTGCGGAAGTGTCGAACTTTCAGGAAGCCGCAAACGCGGTTGATACTGCGGCGTTCTCCGTCCTGATGCAGCAGTTGGCCTTTACTCAGACTCTTTCCGGCTATGAGCAACCGGGATTGATCGGCGATCAGTTGGTCACGGTGATCCCGACTCAGTTCAGCGGAGAGAAGATCCCTGGCGCCGGCCGCGTCGGTGATGCTGTCGAGGTGGTCAACGACGGCAACCCATACCCTCAAGCGACCTTCCTCGAAGAGTACGTCGAGACTCCAGCGACGATCAAGCGCGGTTTGATCCTCGACATCACGAAGGAGATTCTGTTCTTCGATCGGACTGGCATTGTTCTGCAACGGGCTCAGCGGCTCGGTGAAGAAGTGGCCGTCAATCGTGAGAAACGGATTCTCGATGCGGTGTGCGGAATCTCGACGATCTACCGTCGCAACGGTGGAGCGGCTGTCGCGACCTACCAGAGCGACAACACCGCCACGACGAACGCACTGGCCGATTACACGGACATCGACGCGGTGGACCAGAAGTTCAACGCGCTGACCGATCCGACGACCGGCGAGCCGATCGCGGTGATGCCGAACGTGTTGCTGGTGCCTCAGGCCCTGCAGATGACCGCCCTGCGAATCGCCAATGCGACCTTGGTCCGTCAGACGACCGGAAGCACGATCGAGACCGAGACCAATGGGCCGCAGTTGCATCAGCGCTTCAGCGTCATCAGCGGCGCCTACGTGAAGAACCGAACCAGTTCGGACACGACCTGGTTCTACGGAGATCCGAAGCGGGCTTTTGCCTACATGGAGAATTGGCCTCTCCGTGTTGAGCAGGCGCCACCGAGCGACACCGCAGCGTTCGAGCGCGATATCGTTGCACGGTTCAAGGTCTCTGAGCGTGGGGCTCCGGCTGTGATGGATCGTCTCTACATGGCGAAGAGTACCGCCTGATCCGTTGCGTAGGGAAACTGAAAAGCGATACACTAGGATCCATTTTTCGGGGTGGATCCTAGTTTCGTTTGAGGGGTGAGGAATGGCTGAGAAGAAGGGCACGATTGAAGACCTGCGCGACGCTGACCGGCTGATCGCTGAGAAGCAGGCGCAGTTGGAGAAGCTGGAAGCCGCGATCAAGGAAAAGGAAGCTCGGGCGGCTGGAGGCGTGGTGGTCGACGGGGCTCCATTTCGCGGGAACGGCTACAAGTTCCGCGTCGGTCCTCGTGATCCGAAGTGGGCCGCAACTCTCCGGCCAGAGGACATTGAAGCCTGCGACGAGTCGGAAGCGATGCGGTGGTATGCTGCGACGCATCAGGACCCAGAGCGACCCGGAAGGGCACTCGATACGGTCAAGGTTGCGCTACAGGTCGAGATTATCGGAGGGGCAGAGAAGCGCGCCGAGGCATTGCGTGAGGCTCACAAGGAAGCGACCTTGCGGGCCAAGTTCGCGAAGACCGGGCAACTGACTGACGAAGAAACACGATGGATGGAGGAACGAGGCGTGACGCTTCTCTGAGCGTCGCATCCCTCTCGGATTGGCGGAGTATTGCCGACGGACTGCAACCGTGGAAAAGCCGCAGGCGGGGCCTCTACCCATCTCCAGAGGTGACCCGCCATTTTTTTCACTCATGAAAGGGTTATGTGATGGCCTGGAAAGTAAGATTCGACCGCGTGACGATTGATGTTCCTGAGGATGCGCCGGACTCGACGGAGGCGATTCGATTGGCTCGTCTGAAGTACTCCGGCGATGCTCTTGAGGTTTCCGCCGAGAAGGTCACGCGCG